TTATTAGCAGGGTTATGTTGAGGGTTTGCTTCGCCTAGAATGCAGCAAGGGTGGGCGATAGAGTTGCTCATTGTCGGCTTGCCGTACATGCTAGGAAAGAGAATCGCTTGTTAGTGATAGCCCGTAACATAACCACGCATAATACCTGCACTACGTTTACGATTCGAAATACCACCTATCTAAATTCCTTTTAGCTCTGCGATATCACTGGGAGGGGCCCGTTTCGTCGGGAGGGCCCCAGTGTAGCGCGGAGCGAAAACCCCCGTTTAGTATTACGGGGGTACTTTCCCTCTAAACATCAGCGTCGCAGACTATCTGCAAGTGTAACGCGCCAGTGTTTGAGCGTTAGCGAGTTACCCAACCTCCCGCCAGTGCCATAAGGTTAATGACCTAATATCATTTTTAGGTTTTTTTTATTCTGTAGTAATCATCCTTGGTGATTTTGCTAAGTCCTAGGTTTATTAGGAAATCGAGAGTTTCTGTGTCTTTTATGCTCTTTTTTGTCTCTATGATTGCCTTTACGTTCTCTTTTTCTACTTTTTCCCATGTTGAATCTTTAATGTGTTTTGTCGCCATTTTTGATACCTCGGTCATTATTTTTGAATTTATTATAAACTTAGAATGAAAGAAATGTTGACATTTAGGTTCTAAGAAATTAGTTTCACGTCATTAAATAATTTCTTAGATTCTAAGGTTTGTCCCATGAATGCATCAAAAAGACAATTTGCTTGTTCTGATTGTGGTCAGATTTACACATCGTTTTTTAATTCTGTGTGTCCTGTTTGTCGTTCTGGTGTTGTTAATCAAGTTGAAGTTGATAGCAAGGAAGTTCACGCCCGTGAATCTTACATTCATTCTCAAAAACCTAACAATTACCGCCACAAGGTTGGTCAATTAAATCCTGAGTATGCGGATAACAGTGGCTTAAAAGTCGATGTTGAATCTGAGTATCAAAACACAGCAACCACAATTGATTGGTTAGCCTTCACCGTGAAGATGTCGGATTTCCGTCACTGCTCTAAATCTAACCCTTATTCGTGTGGTTCGTTCCCTTCAATTCCTAATTTGCCTCCGATGATGGCGAAAAATTCCACTGATGTTGAGGATATCAACGAATACCGCAAACGTGTTTACACAGAATATTTTGAGAAGTGCGTCATTGTATTTTTGACAAAAGTTCTAGGTTTTACAGTGGGTTGTATGAAAGAGGGCGCAAAGTTCAATTTCTACGAAAATCACTTTGATATCTATTCTGCTGATGGTCAGCAATTTTGCGGCAAAGTTGGGATTGGTGGTTCCAATCAGAGAGATACGATTCACTTTTCTATCGATGGTCAGGGCTGCAAACACCTGTTTACTAAGCGCTCTAGAGCCTTTGTCCATTACTGGCTATCTAACATTCTTAACGTCACTTTACTAAGTCGTTGCGATTTGGCGTTTGATGATTTCGACGGCATTCATAATTGTGAAAACGTAGAACTGGCCTTTATGGATGATGGGTTTAAACGTTCTCGTGGAATCTCTCCAACGTTTAAGAATTCCGATGAATGGCACATGGATTCAGATGGTAACAAGGTTTTTACAGTGGAGATGAGAAACATAGGTTCTCGTTCGTCCCTTGTTTACTGGCGTATCTATAACAAAAAGCTAGAGCAAAAAATCGATAAAGACGGGTTCGTCTGGTATCGCAGTGAAGTTGAATTGAAAAAAGTATCGGTCGATATCTTGCTGGACATCGACGGGTATTTCTCAGGGCTTAACGATTACGCTAAGTCTCTGTTTTCAAAGTCCGTAGCACCTAAAAGCATGATGTTCAAAGCAAAAAAGCGATTTGCTTGTGAAGTCCTACATGCTGCTTACTGGGCGAAAAGACAATACGGGCGTGTTGTAAATGGCCTGTATGAATTATACGAGGGTGATTTTGAGAAAATAGTAACGTCTTTGATGCGAGATGATACCGGACTCTCTTTCACTCCAATGCATCAAAAATTAGTTAATAGTTTGTAGGGGATTTACATGGCTAAAGTAATGGGAATTGCGCGTAAACAGTATCCAACCAGTAAGAATAATAAGCCGTTTTATGAGTTGGTAATCTTACGACCAATCGACAATGTCGATGTGGAAAAGTACCAAAAAGAGGGCTTTGGTTTTGATACCGAAGTGCCGTATGGCAAAGAGCCTTTGAAAATCAATCCGGCCTACGCTGAGCGTTTGCTTTCAACGGGTGCTTTCGTGCCTGAGCGCGACTATGAATTTGTTGTTGGCTGCAACCCTGATGATGTTTACGAACAATGGGTCGCGGAGCTTATTCCAACTGATGCTGAAATCAAAAAGCATTTCGAAACAAGTTTAAAGAACTAGGTTAACTCATGAGGATTGATGAGGTTATGCGCCTATTGGATGAAAGAATAGAGATGCTAACTAAGCGTATGGAGTTGGATACTGATAACCGTCCTGCTCATGCCGCTGCGATTAGTGCGCTTTATGACTTCAAACAAGCGCTCTCAAACTGAGTCGATTCTCTTAATAAATTAAGGATTAGTTATGCCAGTATGCGCCATTCCAAATTCTGACGGTTTCTTAGCTGTCGTTCCTGAGCTTGATGTTTCTTTGTGCTCTGGTTACGTCATGTTAACGGCTCAAGAATATGACTACTTCATGGCATATACCCAAGTAACTTCTACTGAGATGGCAAAGTATTTCGTCGGGGGCTTTTCACTCGTCTTTGTATTTGGCTTTCTCTTAACATATGGCATTAAAGCCGCAATAAAGCTTATTAAGCTAATTTAAGGAAATTATCATGAAACATATGAATCGTGTTCGCAAGTTCGCAGGAAAAGTGAAAGCTCAAGCTGCTGTTGGTTCTCTTCTTCTTATGGCATCGGCAGGTGCTCGTGCTGAAGGTATCGATGATATCTGGGCTGCTATCGATTTGACGGGTCTGTCGGCAAAAATTGTTGCTGCGGGTGTGTTGATTATTGGTATCACTATGGCGTTTAAATCAATCGGCCTTGGCAAACGTACAGTCAACAAAGTTTAAGGGTCAATATGCTATTAGTTCTGCATGACCTCCAACTTATAGTGTTTATGCTTTTGGGCGGTTTAGCGGGATTTATAGCGGCTCAAAACATGCAATAACCTAGGGGGCTTCGGCTCCCTTTTTTATAGGTGATATTTATGATTGTTAAAAAGAACATATTTTTGTTTTTATTAATGATGTTTGTTTTTTCTATTTCTTTTTATTCTCAATATTCAAGGGCTGATAATTTATATAGGTCCGTGAGTCAAGCAGGTAATCAAGGTCATAAGTGCTTTCCGATAGGTTCGGTTTTTAATGATTCTTATGTTGCAAATAAAAGCTGTCAAATCGGTCATAACAAATTTAGCAACTGCCGAACTGAGTCAGCTCTAAGGATAACGTGTCGACTGGATTATTACGGCAGTATAACTAATGGCGCTTTTATGGTGAATCTTGCTTCCCAGTCAGCATGCCCTGATGGTCAGGAATTAAATTCTGAGGGTCTTTGTTCTGCACCTGAACATAGTTGCTCTGATTCTAAAGGCGAGGACGCTCCTTTTCCATCCGGTTCCGTTCCTGATGATGGTCAGTCTTTAGGGGCTTCGCGGTTGTCTTGTAATACATCAAACATGTGTGAGGTCTTGTCTGGTTATCGTGCTTCTGGCGGTTCAATGATTAAGGATTCTTTTTACACGGGCGAGGATTGCGTAGGTAGTGAAAGTGATTATGCCAATTGTCCTTATTACGGTGGTTGTGACGGTCAAACTCCCCCTGAGCCTGACGACCTTGAGAGCCCTTGGGAGGGTTGTTCTAAACCTTATGTAGATTCTGCTTTTGTTTGTCGTGAAGACACTGATGGGGATGGTAAGCCTAACCCTGATGCGCCTTATGATGATGGTGCTTATTGTGGTCACGATTCCAGTGGTAAATTTTCTTGTACTGGCGGCTCTTATGATAAAGATGAGCCGACAGACCCGTCAGAACCAACTGAGCCTGATGGCGACATTAGCAACCCTGATAACATTCCTGATGCGGGTGGCCCTCCTGCAACTTGGGAGCCTGTCGCGCCTCCGCCTGATGTAACTGAGCCTGATTTAACGCCTGATTCTAATGGTGACGTTGTTAAAGCTGTTACATCCATGAATCGTGACTTTAATCAGGCTATTAATGATTTGAATATTGATATTAACAAGTCACAAGGCAGCATTAACGCTGAGCTTGATAGGTTGAATAGGAATGTGGTTAATAACTCGAATGCGACTAGAGATTTAGCCCAAACCAATATCGATATTTACAATAACACCAAGCAATTAATTCAAGGTGTTGAAGTGGCTGTGAAAGAGGGTACAGCAACTACTGTTGAGGCCATTAATACCAATGGAGAAAACACAGTAACGGCTGTTAATGAGGGTTTTGCAGGATTAGGGGATTCGCTAGATGGTATTCAAGGTTCACTTGATGATTTAGCTAATGTGGATACGGGGACTGCTGGCACATCCGGTTCGTGTATCGAGACTGATACCTGTACGGGTTTTTATACGTCCGGTTATCCTGATGGGTTATTCGGTGTGGCCAATGCTCACTTTGAATCCATTAAAACTAATGTTCTGGATGGGTTTGTAGATACCTTTGGCAACCTTGATTTGTCTAACGCTTCTAAACCTAGCTTTGTTATTCCTGTGTTGGACTTTGGCGACTATGACATCGAGGACTATCTCAACCTTGATTGGATATTTGGTTTTGTTCGTTTTTGTATCATCTTTACCGCCATTGCAACGGCACGTAAAAACATCTTAGGGGGCTAACATGGATTGGATAGTTGAATTATTTAATAAGCTTATCGAATTCTTATATCGCTTGATTATCAGCTTAGTTGATATGATTAAAGATGTGTTTATCTGGGCTTTGGATGAAATTCTTACGCTTTGCCAAGCTCTTATCGATTGGGTGTTTTCCTTTTTTGAGCCTATCGATATATCGCAATATTTGACCGCTATTCCTAGTGAGGTTTCGTGGGTCATGTCGGCCATTGGTCTACCTCAAGCCCTGTCGATTATCTTAGCGTCACTGGTTGCGCGTTTGCTTCTTCAACTGATTCCATTTACGAGGTTAGGCTCATGATTTATGGGATAGTCGGTCGCCCAGGGGGCGGTAAAAGTTATGAGGCGGTGGCGTACCAGGTTCTTCCTGCTTTGAAAGAAGGCCGAAAGGTGATCACTAATTTACCGTTACAGATAGACCATTTTGTAGCGGTTTTGGGTGAGGAAGTTCGAGAGCTGATTGTCGTTATCGATGGCAAGCTTAACGATTTTGGTTCTATGGAAAGGCCATTTAGCAAGGTGGCTGATTACAATGATGAATGGCGTAATGATAAAGGGCAAGGGCCGTTGTATGTGGTCGATGAGGCGCACATGACCTTACCCAATAAAAGCTTGAATACTGAGATATTAGAATGGTACTCGCTGCACCGTCATTATGGTGTCGATATTGTTCTTGTGACTCAGAATTTAAGGAAGATACACCGTGATATTAAAGACATGGTCGAGGTCACTTATTACTGTGCTAAGAATACCGCGTTAGGTTCAAACAATACGTATACAAGAAAGGTGCGTTCTGGTGCTAATGGTGACGTAGTTAATACCAGTATCCGTAAATATGAACAAGCTTATTTTCCTTTTTACAAAAGCCATACCGCATCCAATAGCAGTGTGGTTGAAGCGATGGCGGCTGATATTGTGCCGCTTTGGAAACGTTGGCCTGTTATCGGTTCGGTTTTGTTTTTAACGGTTGGTGTTGCTCTATTGATTTGGTCATTTTCACCTGATGAGGGAACCGGCATTCCTGAACAAACTCAGCCCGTTGAATTGGTAAAGACTCCAGTTGTTGAAGTTGTACCAAATGGAACGCCAGTAAAAGAGCCAAAAAAAAATTCTGATTGGTTTGGGCCATTGGATGGCTTCAAGTTTTTCGTTACGGGTTATTCAAAACAGATTGCTTACATTCGACACCGTTCAAGCAATCGTATTGATAATGACTTATCGTTCTATAAGATTTACATCGATGTGTACGATAACAATCAAAAGTTGTTCAGCTTAGACCAAACAGGACTTCAAGAAATTGGTTACCAGTTCAAGGTTTTATCTGAGTGTGTTTATCAGGTTGCATGGGAAGGTTCACAGCGTATTATTACTTGTGGTGAGGCTCAAAAAGATAGTAAGCCTGAGTTGTTTGGTGATGCGCTACCAATCAGTATATAACTAAGCCCCGCAGGGATAAGCGAACATGATTAATTTAAGGGGTCGACTCAGTTTGTTGAGCGATAAGCAGCGAAGCGTAGCAATGCTAGAGAGTGAAACGTAAACCCATCTTTCTGCTAAGCGCTTTTAAACCTTGGTTAGGCTTTATCGAGTGTATTTGGGTGGTTATAGTTTTACTGGCTC